CACCATGGACTGGGATGAGTTCGTCAGATTGCTTGCGCTGGCGTATTTGCCATGAGTCAGGAAGTAAGCGACAGGCAGGAAGCTATCGATATAGTCGATAAAGCATTGCATAATGCTGCATGTATTATCTCTCCTGAAAAATGGAAAGAGCTAATGAATGCCCTCAAAGTCGTAATGCCAGAAAGCTGCTTCTTGAAAGATAGAAAATAACTAAGGAGAATGGTTATGCCTAAGGTTGGTGGTAAGACATTTTCGTACGACAAAGCTGGTCGTAAAGCAGCTAAGGCTTATGCTAAGTCTACGGGCAAGACGGTTTCTAAGAAGAGCAAGCCTAAGAAGAAATCCAGGTAATGCACCTTACTATTAATCGCCATAAGATGGACTCTTCAGGCACCCTTTCCACGGTGTGCGTCAAAGGTGAGACCTTTTGGGGCATCGAGCGTCCGTGGATCGGCAATAGGCCGGAGATCAGCTGTATTCCCGGTGGCGACTATGCGCTGATCCAGCATCAATCCGGAAGGTTCGGTGATGTCTGGGCATTTGTAGGTGGAACGGTTTCTTATATGCCGCATCCGCAGGCAGATAGATATGCGTGTTTAATCCATGTTGCAAACTACGGTGACGAGGTGAAGGGATGTCTTGGGTTAGGGACGCACGCTGGCGAAACGAATGATGGCCGGCTAGCGGTGTGGAATAGCCGTGTTGCGGTAGATAAGTTGCGTGAGATAGCTGGTGATAAACTACATCACACGGCTACTGTACGATGGTTCGATTCGGCGTAGTTACTGTAGGGACATCGGTAATAAAAATGCCCTTTTCTAACTATAAAACTAACTAATGATAATACCTGTTGTTGTTACAATTGTCACAATATCCGTATCTACACATACAATACGCCAGTAATGTAGCTACAGAATACGGGCGAATATACCTCTTATTCCCCTATATTCCTCTGTTTTAGGATACACAAAAGCAGTAACTGCTCAAAAGTGCAATGTAATAAGTATTCGTTCTCGAGAAGGAAGGAATACCGGACCATTGCATGTCTCCAGAACAGGATGAGCGGTGGATATATCATCGCAACCAACCTGCTCCCATAAGGGCTGATATCCTCAAGCGTATCTGGAATGGATCGGCTAACAACTTCGGTCCGTTTACCCACTTACGTGGATGCATGGGGGAGGATGCCTTTGCTCATCTCTTCAGACTTCCTTATCCAACGATCGTCGAGCCGAAGCGCCCTGAAGATCGTTGGGGTGATAGCGGCATTGACTTTCGTCTGCGCAATCGCTCGACGGTGGATGTCAAAGTCACTCGAGACAAGTACGACCTTAAAGTCCGATGCAATAGGGGCCTGCTAGCGGAACGCTACGTATTCTCACTTTGGGATACAGATTGGCCGCGAGGCGAGGATGCCCAGCTCCTTGGCTGGCTGCCGGCAGAGGCCGTAAAGAAGTTTCCCATCGAAGATGGGTATAACGGCAGCAAGTATCATAGAATTTGCTATGACGAGATAAGACCTATATCCCTTCTGTATAAGCTGGAACGGGCTACTTATCTGACCCTCAAAAGCTTCAAAGGGGAAATCGTTGAGTGACCTTACCGACCTGGTTAAACTAGCCAAGCACATCAACGATCATCCTTGGTCTGAGCAGATCCTCGCCGAGCAGTATCCCAGGGAGATGGACCGCATCGCAAAGCTATCGCGAGCACCGTTTATTCGATGGGCACCCTTTGGCTTTCACAATGGGGTCCGCTTTGGAGGGTACCGCGAGGATGGAACGAACCCCTGCCAAGTCGGTTTTTTAGCCAGCAATGCTCGTAATAAATGGTGCACTTCCGGTAACCGCGGCGGAAAGAGTCTTAGCGGCTGCATGGAAGATTTCGGTGATGCTATACATCTGAACCCCATAACCAAGATGCCCGATACCTACCGCTATGAAGATAAGGCGATTCGTATATGGGTCGTGTCGGATACGGAAGAGACTTCGATCAACGGGGTAGAGCAGATCTTCTATGAGCAGGTGCTGGGCCCTGATGAAGACGGAGCAATGTGGAACTTCATCGATGACGGCTGTAACTACACGCCCAAGAGCGGCTGGTCCGGCCGACGCATCCTCTTTACGAATGGGAGCTGGATCCAGTTCAAGTTTTCAACGCAGGGGCGCAGGACATTTCAGGGTGTATCCCTCGATAAGGTGCACATCGATGAGGTGCAGCCCCAGCCGATCTACTCCGAGTGCAGTGCCCGCCTTACCGATAGGAATGGTTATCTGCTAGGGACCATGACACCTCTGGACGATAAGGGCGTGCCGTGGATCTACGAAGAGCTGTATATCCCACGCGAAGAGAAGAACATTGAGTTCCATCAGTGGAGTATGTACGACAATCCTCACCTGAGTCCTGAAGGGCGAGATCGCCTTATTCGCCAGTGGGATGAGGATGAAGTAGAAGCTCGTGTCTATGGATCGTTTGTCCCTATTGGCCACAAGTTGGCTTTTAGTCACGCCATGATCCGCAGGCTACGAGATCAGGTAGAGCCTCCGATGATGGGGGATCTGATGTATAACGAGAAAGGCATGGTGGAGTTCCTTGAACAAGATGCGATCGGGACAGGGCAGGGTCCCCAAGATGAAGCCGCAGCCGAACCCGAACGGGAAGCCCGAGTCTAAAGACAAGAGCAAGATCGTCGATGCGGTAGTCAATCATATGATGACTCCTGAGAAGGAGCGTGAGCATAAGAGCCTGAAGCAGCTAGCTAAGGCTATCGGGGTTCCCTCTAATACCTACTTCTATAATCTTGCTGATAGCACCGATGTATATCATGAGCTCATGGTGCGAGGTGCAGGGGAAGGCATCGCGGCTATACCGGAGATCCTGCGTAGCTTGAAAGAGAGGGCATTGGGCGGATCTAATCCGGCAGCCGAGATCTACTTGAATTATATCCGGCAAACAATTACCGACGACAAGTTAATGAAGCACCTTAAGCCCTCCATCGATCCTACGCAGATGTTAGATGAGACCCTATCGTCAGCTAAGGATCTACTACAACTGGCCCATGCGCTGGGAAGTGACGAGGCCGAGGCACGCGCTCGTATGGCAGCGTTGCGGGAGGATATGGTAGAGGCGGAGATAGTCGAAGATGCCGGATGAAGTCCGCATCTGGGAAAAACCCGTAGCTGGCGAACTCTACGCGATAGGGGGAGATCCGGCCGAAGGATTGGCCAAAGGGGATGACTCGGTGTATGAGATCATTCGCTGCTCAACTGGCACTCAGGTAGCCGAAGTGCAAGGCAAGATACCGCCTAAAGAGTTTGGAGAGCTGGGGGCTACTCTGAGCGAATACTATAACAATGCGCTAATCGCTATTGAAAACAATAAAGACGGAGGAGCCAATCAGTTCCTTTTCGACGCCGGCTGTAGGAATATCTACTTCCAGCGGGAGGTGACCTCGAGGGCCTACGATAAGATAACGGACAAGCTGGGGTATAATATGAATCTCCGCACCCGGCCGATCCTCGTAGCGCAGGCCCGCCAGTGGATGGAGGATGGCTCTGCGATTCCCAAATCTCAAAGGCTATTGTCGCAATTCGAGATCTTCGTGCACCGACTGGGCCGCTTCGAAGCACTACCCGGTGGGCACGATGACCTGGTAATGGCTTGGCTGCTGGCGATAGAGATGACGCGAGTAGCTCTGGTATCCTCCGAGACTACAAACAACAATCTGCATCCTCTATATAATGAAGAAGAGATCGATCTGGATGCCACCGAAGATGTCGACGAGTGGGAACGAGGTATCGTCGACGTGGATCGCCTCATCGATCAGACCGAGCGTAAGCGGAAGAAAGATCCTTTCAACTATCCTACATCGATGGGAGGTATGGTTTGAGCATATGGGAATATCTGTTGTCCGGGTTGCCGTTTCTGCTGGTTACCGGCGCCTTGCTGCGTCAGATGAACATCGAGCGGCAAGAACGCAAGGATATGATGGAGAAATACCGGGAGCTGGCGCTACGGGTTCGGGCGCAGCAGCTGCAATGGGAACACCCAGCTCAGAATAACGATACGCCTGATATCGTATGGGCTGGACAGCCCGATATGGAGTATGCAGGGTCCACAGTAACGGATCTGGAAGGGGACGACCGGGTTTTCAGAAGCTGATTTGGCCTAAATAATACTAGACTATAGTTATATTGGCCGATATCTAACATGCGGAAGGTCCAAAATCGCACGTAAGTCCTTTATTTTGGCACCCATGCACCTCTTATACTATCGATAAATCCATGTCTGGGGAGTATAATGACAGAAATAACTACTGAGCATGTTACGGGTATCGGTTCGTCCTCAGTGCAGACCTCTACGGTGAGTGGTAGCAGTGGGGAAGAAAGTACATCGGCCTATATGCAGCCTGGAACTGGCATCAGTGGGCCAAAGAAAGAAGAAAAAAAGAAATCACCTGAAAAACCTACCCTTTCCGCTGCGCCTGTGCCGGAAAGTGTAGCGTTTGGTGAGATCCGATGGCTCGAAGAGTCGGTAGGTGGGATCATTATGCGCGATCAACAGCCAAAGGGAAGCAGTTGGAGGCTTCACCTGGCTACAGGGCAACCTGTTTACATCGTCAACACGAAGGATTGGCAGGATCTATGCACTAAGCTGGGCGCATGGACCTCCTTCAATACGGCTACACTCTTTAAGGACCCCAATATCGGCCCCCTGCTTGCACTGCAAGGAGTTGTAAGCGAATAATGCCTTGACGTACTAAATATTTTGTGCTATATGTAGTGTAGTGACATTTGTCTCTACACTGTAGCTACTACCTATGGCACACGATCAGGACCCATCGGTTACCCCTATAGCTTCACTCGATAAAGAGCCGACGAAGAAGGAAGATATCGTTAGGCTCGTCGACGACGAGTGGCATTTACTGCGTCGGTCAAGGACGGCACTTGAATTCCGTATCAAAGAGGGCACCCATATGCTGGGGGGTGACCAATGGATTCGGTGGCTACCCTATAATGCCCGCTTTGACCGTCATAACCTCGAAGAGTGGGTGCCGACTCCTGTCACGAACTATCTCGTTCGTGCATATGATCGCATAAAAGATCTTTTCACTAGCGGCGACATCCTCCCCACGGTAGACCCCGCTACCCGGGCGCAGCGCGACATCGAAGCGGCAAAAGCTGCGGAGAAAGCGCTGCGCTCAGAGTTTTATCGCCTCAAGACTGACCTTCACATCCACGAAAAAGCAGCTGGCTGGCTCGTCCTGGCTGGAACTTGCGTCCTTTACTCGGGCTGGGATCCTCGTGCCGGAGTTATGAACCGGGTACCTCGTAGATCGCTGAAGAAGAAGTACCTCAAGCGGGATGGGATGTCTTGCTCGACCTGCGAATATACGATGCCTACGGAACTGGCGCCCGAGCGCTGCCCTCAGTGCATCGATCAGCCCTTCCTCGATCCCATAGAGATGGATGTATACGAAGATGACGGATCAAAAGCATATGAGCTGGAAGAGGTGCATGATGAGAAGAACGGGGTGCCGCAATATGACGAGTTCAAGGAAGGTCAGCTGGTAGAGAGCTGCGTCAACCTCCTCAACTGGTATCCGCAACCGGCACGTCGCTGGGAAGATGTTCGCTATGTCCTCGAAACCGATCCAATGGATATCGATCAGGTCAAAGATCTCTTCCCGAAGGAAGCTAAGGATCTTAAGCCGGAGGGCATGGAATATGAGGATTGGACAGGTGCGGATTTCACTGGCGCGCACTCTTCGATGCATGTCAACGGTCGCACGCTGGAGAACACGGAAGCAGATAAGAGGGATAAGGACCGCATACTGGTCAAGATCTTCCGGCACATCCCCGACCATCGCTTCAAGAAGGGACTCCTCGCCATTGTCGCTGGTAATAAGCTCCTATATAAGGGGCCTTTAGATTCCTGCGATGGCAAGCTCCCTTATACCCTAATCAAATACCGCGATATGCCAGGGCTCTTCTGGGGTGGCTCTGTCTTCTCCGATATCATACCGCAACAGAAGAGAATCAACGCCATCGATTCGCATCTGATTCAGAACCGTAAGCAGATGGTATCGAACCAGTGGCTCATACCCAATGGGGCGGGCATCAGCAAGGTAGATGGTCGAGCAGGCCTGATCATTCGCTATGACCCTATGGCCACTGGCGGACATCAACCCCAGCGGCTTCCCGGCACCCCCGTATCTCAGCAGGTCGTGCAGGAACGCGAGAGTGCGATACGTGATCTGGAGCAGATATCCGGTGCCTCCGATCCGATGCAGGGGGGTATGCCTCCCGGCGCTTCCGGCATAGAAACCGGAGCCGGGGTAGAGCTCATACAGGAGCAAGCCTTCAAGCGGTTTGGCCCTGCCATACGTAACTGGCGTATGGGACTGGCAGATCATGAGCATCGCAAGCTACAGGTCATAGAGAAATACTGGGAGACACCCCGCCTCGTGAAGGTCTTAGGCGAGCATCAGCATACGGAGGCTAGCTACTTCTCCAAGGCAGATGTGCAGGGAACGGCCGATATGATCGTGCGGGTCGCGGCCGGAATGGATCGCTCCAAGGTGGCGCATCAGCAGAAGATCATGCGAGCAGCACAGATGGGTCTTCTCGGGGATATACGTCAACCCAATGTGCGCGGTAAGATCCTCGAGCAGCTCGAAGTGGATGGGTTCGAAGCAGAGTATGTGGCCGATGCGAAGAAGGCTCGGCGCATCATACAGGCGATAGTGGATGGCGCACCCCAAGAAGATCAACCCCCTCCGCTGCCCTTCGATAACCATCAGATACAGCTGGAAGTATTCCGCGAATATATGCTGACGACCGAGTTCGAAGCTCTTGAGCCGGAGCAGCAGCAGATGTTAGTGCAACGCGCTCAGATGGCTCAACAGCAGGTCCAGCAGCAACAGCAACAGGCTATGATGGCAGCGCAAGCGGCTAAAGGCGCGCCAGAGCAAGCAGGTAATGCCGTGGTCCAGTCCGGTGCTATGGGCGCACAAGGCATTGAGCAACAAGCACCAACTGGAGTATAGGCAATGAGCGAACCTCACATGGAGCAGGCACCTGGAGGAAACCAGGTACAGCCCGCAGCCAACTTTGAGGTACCCGAGGCTATCGATATGGCAACCCTTGCTGAATTGCAGGGTCAAGCTCCCGAGACGCCTCAAACACCCACGCAGGAAACTGTGGACCCAGAAGCTAATCTGGGCGCAGAAGACTCTCAGCCGGGGGATAGCCCGAACAACGGGCAATGGATGCCGAATCCAGAACAACTCATGGGGCTGGTCAACAAGATGGTCGACGCTAAGATGAGCGGCCAACAGCCCGATGAGGAAGTGGATACGGACATCGTAGACCAGATCGTAGCGGACGGCATCGATCAAGATGGCGCTCGCTTTATGGTCGACAATGTGCGCAGAATCCTCTCCAACGAGGTCGGGGGCAGACTCGACAAGGTGGAGAAGAACCTTGAGGAACTGGGCCGATTCGCGGCGCAGAACCAACAGGAGCGCGCAATAAACACCTACGAGAGCCATGTCAATCAGCTCCTAGACAACGCCCAGGTCCTCGATCCAGTGGAACGGGAGATGTATAAGGAGACGATAACGGCTCGCGGCATGCGCAAGCATGGCCGGGAGTTCAATAACGACAAGGCCACGCAGGAGTTTCGAAAACTACGCAATGACCACATCCGGCAATCCCATGAGGCTTCACAGGGGCGTGTTGAACAGGCGCAGAATGCTTTAGACAACACACCTCCCGTGGTGACTTCCCAGTCCGGTGGCAGCGTAGCGCCCTCGACGGCT